CTTCCTTTACATATTGTGGAAGTTGATTTTGAACAATGTTATTAAACTGAATTCTTTTTTCTTTCATTTTATGATCTTACTAGGTTCCCGTTGCTGTAGCTTGATGATACAATATAGTTAGATGCCGAAGGATCAAGACCAGATGAAATTTCATCTGGTATCATTTCAAATACACTCTTATTAATATCTAGTTGAAGATATAAATCCTGCAAACCAATCACATCGTTTGATTTAGGAATTGCAGATATTTCTATGATTGATTGTCCATCTTTTATTTTTCCAGATAAAATATTAATAGGATTTAGAGTGATTATACCCTTTTCATAATTTATTGTTCCAACATCCCTTTTCACTACAGTAGGAGTTGTTGAATTTACCGATGGTACGGTAAATAAGAAAATTGACCCAGTAGTTCTATTAGTATCAGGTATATCAGACAAATAAACATTTTCCTGGAAATCTGCAATTCTAAAAGCAGATGATTTTACATTATATCCGTTTAAACTTTTCAAATGGAATGCATTACCAAATCCAATCTGATACTCAGCAAAAGTATTTAATACAACTCTTAAGTCTCTTCTAATCTGAATGGTTGTAATATTTGAGGTTACAGATTCGTGACTGTCATCAACTATCTTCAAAAACTTACTATACTTGAATCTTGCTCCATATTTGTTTAATTCAGTAGATTCTGCATATCTGTTTATATTATTTTGTATAATAGTAGAAACATAAGAAGAACTTGGAGAAAGATTTGTATTATAGTAAACTTTAGAGTCTACTTCCACATACAAATACTTCAAATCTAAAATTTCTGGAACAATTCCTGCTACTGAATATTTTTTAAGATCTCTTTTAATATTTTCTTTAATTAAATTTGGAAGGAAGTCGCCTGTTCTTGGTTTTATACTGATAAAAACTTTTCCATACTGTGGAGGAACTAATTCTTCTCCCCCAAAAACAGATATAGACTCTGTTTCTGGATATATTTTATTAGGAATCAAAGCCTCATAATCATTTGCAGATAATGCTCTATTTTGTGAAGAATAAATCCTAGGAGCATATTTTTTAATCGAGTCAATACTTTCTATATTTTCACCACCTTGAGAAACAACTCCTGTAGTTAAAAGAGATATACCAGAGGTAACAGTGCCTTCAATACCATTTTTATTATAAGAAAGTCTTCCAGAAAATGTAAATTGATTTACACCATTACCACTCGCTCCATTTGAAACAATATAATCAACTTCAATATAGTTATTATTTTCTAATTTTTTTCCAAATAAAACACCATCACCAAAAAGTAATTCATATCTTTCATCCTCTATTTCTTGTATGTAATATACTTTAGATTCTTTATTTACATCAAAAACACTATCTTGAAGTCTATATTTTGTTGATGCCGTTTCTGTTGCAGAATCTCTAACTTTCACAGAAATTAAATTGGTATCAACTCCAACATTAGGCAAAATAAATCTTTGATTTGGATTATTTGAAGAATAAACAAAATTATTCGAGAGTAATACTCCCTCATAAATCTGAATATCGTTAAAAGTTGCTATATTATCTACAACAGGAACTGTAATATCATCTAATATCGAAAATACAAAAGATTGGTTACCAAAACTACCAGAACTACTAGCTACAGGACCTCTTTTTAAGGTTAATGAGGAAATTGAAGTTGCTCCCCCATTTAAATTTGAAGTATCTACGAAAAAACTTATAGTCGCAATTGCTGATTTTCTTGACCTTGGAATATATCCAATATTTCTAGCTAAAGCAACTACATTCTCCCTAAGAGTTGAACTATCAATAAACACTTCATTTGCAACCATATTTGCATTATATGAAGTAATATAGGTATTATAAGCCAAAACGTCAAGAATTGTTGAGAGATTAGATCCCTCAAAATCATAATCAGTAAAGTTTGAATTCGATCTTAAGTAATCTCTTAAGCTTGTTTTAATCTGGTCGAAATCCAGATTTGAAAAGTTTACTAATGGCATTTACCTAGTAGGTTGCAAAACGAACTGTAATTGTTGCGACGGAACATCAATACCAACAATTCTATAGTTAATAATCACATCAAAAGCACCATTATCATAATCTGGATTTGTTTGAACATTAATTAAATTAACTCTTGGTTCATAATTTGAAATTGAATATCTAATTTCATCATTAATAATCGATGCAGAAATTTCATCTACATTTTCAAATAAGGTTCTACTCAATCTTGACCCAAAATCTGGGTTGAAAAATTTTTCACCTGGTAACGAAAACACAATATTTCTCACTCATTTTTAAGGGCAATCAAGTCATTCGTCAGAGGGTTACTCTGAAATGTCATGCTAATGTCTTTGAAACCTTGACTTACCCTTTCTAGAGGCATCGATTATTATAATTCTATCTTATTTATTAGAGATTTTTTGATTCATAGAGAGGTTCAGTCCCGTACTCCCAGTCATCATAATCTTGGTCGTTGCGAATTTTTGAGTGAATTTCATTTTGATGATAAAAATCATGCTTTTTAGGTGTAATATCATCATTTGAGATTTCACGAAGCATCTTTTGCTTCTCAATCTTAGAATCCCAACCATATTCTGAAGATAAAAAAGTAGTTCCCCACTCATTTTTCATGAAATTTTGGTCTTTATCGACTTTTTTGGTCATTTTTTTGCTCCTGATTTGTTAAATCAGAACTTTTTACGGGGTTCCTATCCCGATTTTTGTAATTTCGTACATAAAATCGTCAGATGTTTCAATTTTACGAAGATTTTCAACGGAATATTCAGTTAAATCAATTTCATAACCCGGATTTTTAGTGATTCGGTTACGAGTCCATGCATCATCATACCATAATATTTTATTATTAGGGTATGCATAAAAATTTCCATTATCCATCTTAAAAAAGTGAGCGCATTTATGCTCTGGGGTCTCACTAAAATTAGTATTTAAAGTAGATTTAGATTCCCAAGACCAATCAAGAGTAAACATGTAAGTTCCCTCATTCTTTTCTCCTTTGAACGAACTTGAACGTCAATATAAGGAGAAAAGCAGTCCCACCACATACATTCCTGCAATTCTGGAGTAGGGGCATCAGGTTTCCAACAAAATGCATGAATGGGTCTTCTAGTCCAGTTTACTCCGTTTTCTAAAAACGCTTCAAAGAGAGGTACGTGCTTCTCTAAGGACGCTACAGAGTGAACGTCGCATAAAGTTACTTCACCATGACCTTTTTTATGATTATAAAGAAATTCATTACGAATATAACATGTAAAAGTTGGTAGATTGTGATTTAGATATGACATATAGAGATAATAAAAAAGCAGGAGTAACATCCTGATTACCTTGACCTCTATATTTCTTTTTACGTCCATTACGAGAAGTTGGGCTCAATAATGTGCGAGGAGAACGTCCTTGACGAGTTTTCTTAGGCGCTCCGGGTTCAAAAAGAACTTTATTATTACCACCTTTAGCCATTTACAATTTCCTCCAGTTCAATTTCATTTGGATTAATATCTTCTCCCGAGTAAAAACGCTCTGAGAAGTCTTGAAGAATCTCAGTACAGTCTTCCATACTGAGATTTGCATATATTTTACGCCCTTTGTAAAGTACGTTAAATTTTTTCATCAGATAATACGAGTTTTCTCATGACCCACTCTAATACGAGGATCGCACCAGATCTCAAATCCCGCTTCTTTTGCATCAAGACAGAATGAAACATCTTCTCCACACATATCTTGAACAGCACCAGATTCAAAAACTTGCATCTTAGGAGCAAACCAAGGATACTCAAGGTTCTCAAAGACTCCGTTCTTAATCATCACCCATCCAAAACCAGTGTAGTCAACTGTAAAAGGCTTCTTACGCTTAGAAATACTCTCTACAGTCTCATGATTCATTACACCGCCATTCTTACGGAAATCATCCTCCTCTAACCAGTGTGCGACAGAGGTTGTGTGTCCATCTTCTGTAGCATACCATCCAGAGACAATCTCACGCTCATCTCCATCAGCAGGAAGAGCCATATCACAGAGTTGCCAGAACTTGTTAGTGTCAAAGACAATATCCGAGTCAATCCAAAGTTGATAATCATATTGTAGTTTACCATCCCAAGGAATTTGCTTGGGACCACGAAGTACATTCGCTCCCAAACACTTACATCTTGCAAAATTAACCATCGATGAGTAATCTTGAGAAATCTGAATACTCATTCCATTTTGTACTAAATCAAAACAAAGTTGTACAAATGCTTTTAGAAAAATAAATGAGCATCCTCTCCCAGGAAGACAGAAGACAATACTCTTCCCTTTCATTCGCTCTTTAATTGCATCAATATCCCAAGACTCCTTAGGAGTTGGTGCCGCTGCTTTAACAGTAAATCCTTTTGCCATACTTGAAATAACCTATCAGTTCAATTTTATCCGTCTATTTATGATTTGTCAATAAGACGATTCCATAATCGCTTGCCTGTTTATTACAAGCTCCTCATAATTTAAATCTTCCTTCCTAATATTAATATCAAGAAGTTCAATCATTCTGTGTAACATCTCCCAGGTCTCAGAAAATTTCTTCTCTGAAAGACTGTGATATATGCACTGTCCCTTTGCATAGATGTGATATATCTTTTCCATAAAATTCTCTTACCTTCTTAATGCATTATATATCACAACCAATAAAAATCCAAGAGGCACTCCAATTATTTGAAAGATTCTTGAAGGATAACGTATTAACCACCCCGCAAAAACAACCTTCCAAAAACTCCAGTATGGTCGATTACTTCTTCTTCCCACCGTTCTTCAATGTCCTCTTGTCTGGTCGTGAAACATTCCCCTTGTGAATCCATTTGACTCCCATTTTTTTCTCCGGTAATTTTTTACATCCCAATTGTACTCATATCGTATTACCTCCGCACCTCTTTATGTGCCCCTCTTTTAACCGTCCTGATTCTCCGGAAATTTTTTTATATGAGCGATAAAGAGGTCGAAAAAGACATACAGTGTAGGTTAGGGTAGTTTCGAATTTTTATAAACGGGGGGGCAACGCCCGATATAAACAATAACAAATAAATCGTAAGAACTGGCTATAACGAATAAAGAACTGACGACGAATAAGTATCTTTATTCGTCTATTTTATACTAACTGCGTGCATTTTCCACGATATAGTATAAAACAACGAAGTTCTTTATACTTAAAAACAGTAAAAACTATTACTATCTAATAAGAACTACCTATTCTTTATATCAACTGCTGATAGATTACAACAGAAACTAATAAGAATAAACAATCACATTGCGGAAACTGATAAAAAGAATCAACGAAAGTAATTATAATAAACGAAAGATTTACCAATCGATGTTTCTTACTGTCGCTGAATATAATCTACCGACCGCAATGTTCAGAGTATTCACATTACCAAGGCACTGATAAATCCTCCACGTAACTCTTAACGGATTCATTACTCTCAAGTTCAAAGAGTTTCTTCCAATCAATCTGATGAGGGTTGAAATCACCAAGAACATCAAGTTCTAACGTGATACGATACTTATTCTTTTGTGCTAGAAGATAAGAACTAGGCATAGGTCGAAGAGAAGAACTAACTGCTTAACGTAATTCTACCAAAAATTATCCCCGTCGTCAAGTGCTATATCTTTACACGAACTCATAAACGTATCAAATAAACTGACCAAACACATAAGGTATTCAAAAGGTCACATTGATTGTCTATAAACGAACTGATTATAAACGAATCAATTTAAAAGAATCTTATCAATTATTCTGATGGTGTTCAAAGATTAGACTCAAAAGACCTAATAACGAATGAACTTTATCAATGTATTGTGATGTGATGGGATTGTGATATTCTTATACTTCCTTTACCTAATAACGAATGAATCTGTGTGTCCTGATTCTTATATTCTATCATACCTTATTCATATCGTCAACTAGGTGCCTTATAGAAACACTCCCTTCGGTCGTGTTGTCCTTCGGACCTTCTCTTTTTAAGTCTTTATATTATCTCTCTTCAAAAGCAACAAACCTACTCTAGCAACATTATGAATACTTGTCAACTTCAAGGTTTTATGATAGAATAAGAGAGTCCTGATAGAACCTTGATAACTGAATAATTGTAGACACTATAAAACCTTCCTGATATCTTTAGAAATTTGTATAAGAATCTAAAGCAGGAATGCTGAGTTTTTATTGGGTTTCGGTGAGTATTTGATTTTGATAATCTCTCTCAGTATTCGTTCAGCACATCGGGAAACCTATAGTTAAACCCTGTTCGCTTTGATAATTTAAGTGTTCAAGTGTTGATTTTTAACTCTTTGTCTCAGTCAGATTGTTACCTTTTGGTCCCGTAGGAAAGTTCAAGTGCTGCTCTTTGAAACAAATTGTTGTTTTATTTATAAGGTTTACTGCCGTTTTTTGCGTTGTTATCATATGCTGATAAATGTGCAATTAGAGGCAGTCTAGTGGTATCACACCTAAAAGAGTTTAGAAGTGCCTTCCTGGGGCATATAGGAGTGTCTGGGAGTGCCTTATAGTGTCTCTGAGGTGTGGCGGTTTTTATAGTGTCCTGGGGGGGTTGACTTTTCGGGCGAGTGCTGATAGACTGCGGGCCAAGATCACAAGACCTGGAGGCATTTAATTGACTATAAGAAGATATAAAGACATAAACAAGACCTGAGCACATTTATAAGCATTTAAGAGACTTAAGAACTACAACGTTTTCCACAGTTTATACCCCTTTTTCCACAACTATTGTGGAAAACTTAAACATCTCATATATGTTTTTTAATACATTTTTTAATATGTGTAATTCATAACATAAGTTTCAAGTTCATTCATTTCAATGGGATTTAAGTTCAATACATACTCTTCAATCACCTTTTCCATTAGTGAATAATTGTTCGCATAAAGTTCTTGATAGAGTCTATCAATCATTTCTGCTTCTTGTTTCATTTCAGTGAATTAAGAATAATAAGAATTTCGTTACCTGTTTGTCCTTTAGATAACAATTCGATTTTAGTCTTACGTTTCATTGAATCTCCTTTACATTGATAGAAACAAACTCATAACCCCACAATGATTGAATATCCTTCGCATATTGTTCTGCTTGGGATTTTCGATCAAAGAGTTGTAATGATGAAACATCACACTCATACTCATTAGTACCACCAATTACAGAATAAGTGTAATGTGTCATTTGAGAAGTTGATAGTTAATTGCTTTAATGCACCAACCAGTTTGATTTGTAATCTCTTCTACCAAATCTTCTTCATTTTCTACTTCCCACTCTGCATTGAAAGTTTCATCAATAACTTGATACTGATAATCTTGTGAAGCATACTCACCATCTTCCATTTCAAAATCAAATTCAACTTCAGTAACTTGGAATTTCATCATTCAGAGAATTGCTTTATGAGTGAAAGGTGTTGATCTTACTTCCCAACGTTTTGCATTAGGAAATTGTGCTACTACTTTTTGTGCTTTGTTATCAATGAACTTAGAATACTTTTGATAAGTACCAAGACATTGATTGAGAAGAAGAACATTGTTTTGCGAATCTTGAATCTGTAAATACCAATTCATTTTGCGTAATCAATCAAAAGTTGTTCAAGTGTATGAAGAGTCTTTACATTCCAATTTTGAAGATCACCGTGAGGAAGATAAAGTTTACTATACCATTCTCCATAAAGATCAGGATTTAGATCTTGCAACTTTTCAAGAGTTTCAGCAATCAAAACATCGATTTGGTGTTGGTAATCAATCATCATATTCTCCCATAATGTATCCATCAATAAACCCATCATCATAAGAATTAGTATGAGTGAAGAGTTTAATTTTCAGTGCTTTAGCAATCAGAAAAGGAACAAAGATTGCTAGAGCACCAGGAATCAAAATCTTGAGAAGTTCAGTCATTTTACTTCTTGCAGTTTTTGAATTGCAGTGCAGATATTAGTTGTAATGACTTTTGGTTGATGATTTACATTACACACAACATAAACAGGTTGTTTGGTTGCAATGTCGAAAGTGTACTTAATCATTTTGATGTTGGTGAAGTGTTTATGAAGTGGAATGAGTATTACATAAATTCCGCCATGTAATAATCAACAGTCACTTCCAATTCAGCAGCAAGTTCTTCAATCGTTGCGTCTTGAGTGTCTTCGTGCTCAGTGAACAGGTCAAGAGTAGAATCGTTCATTTGTTTGTTTGAGAATAAAGAATCAGACCAAAGAAAGTGCATCTTTCTTTTGCTTGGGGTTTTGGATTTGTTTTACCCAAGCGGACTTTTTGTGAGAATTGATTTGAGAAGGAAGAGTAGTTTTTGCACTCTGAATTTCATTCACAAGCGTAATGAAGTTAATAAAGAACTGCTTTTCCATTCGCTGTGCAGTGCTCATTCCCGAACCCTTAACCGATTACTTCGTAATCATAGCACGGGGGCAGGGGGTGCCGTAGTTCGCGCCGATACACTTTGGGTTCTTCTAGCTATCAGCATCCCTGATGGGTATAGAAACTCAAAATGATATAACTTTTACCTTGGAACTAGGAAAGATTTCTTTATGACGTTTGAGTGCAGTTCCAGGTGAAGTGTTTTGATACGATTCTAAACTATTCCATTCAATCACATTTGCAATCTCACCATTTTCAGCAGAAACAGTAAGAAATTG